CTGTTTTCACCTCTACTCCTGTGTCTCATCTGTAACAAGTTCGCCCATTCCGGAATCTTCCAGGATCTCTTTTACCTTATCTTTCAAAAGTCTTGGAACCTGTTCATACGTTTTCTTTCCCAACATAATCTGCTGTGCCCATAACATTGCCATCATTTCTTTACCTCCGTTGTTTTGTAGCATTATGAATAAATTGGTTAATAGAGTTACCATTACTGATATACCAGCTCAGACATTTCCAGAAGACAGCCCTCTAACTGGTCAATCTTCTCCTTCATGTCTGCCTTTTCTTTCTCAAGTGCCTTGATTCGGTCTTCCGGTGCCTGCTCTTCCTGGTACATGACAATTCCAAGAATGCCCGCTGTATACTTCACAACAGCATCAAACTTCGTATAATTTTCATAGCATGCAAGCTCTGATCCACGCTCCTGGACTGTCATCTTCTTTGTTGTCATGGTGTCTGAAAAAATCGCTTTGATCTCATCCTCTGTTGCTGAGATTGTTTTGACCAGAAGACCACCATCAGCCTGGATAGATGCATCCTGCACTGTCAGCTCCTGACCATCGTTGAATATAATTTTCATAGCTTTTCCTTTCTCTGAATCATGTTTCTATGTTGCATATATAAAAGCGCATAACAAAAAAAGGTACTATCTTGCAATATGGTTCAACCTCCAGATCAACAGATCTTAATTATGATGTGAAGGGAACTTGGAAATAATTACTTCTTGGTATACCTCAGAGTAATACCTCCGGAATATGTAGACCAGTTTGTTCCGGTCGATACAGTAACCGTTGCGCCGTTATTTGTAATCCTTACACCTATGGAATTGGCCACAGTTTTAGGATCCACATACGGAATTGGATAGCTTGCACCTTGATTGAATGCAAAACTATTTTCCATATCAACCCAGATATAATCAGCACCAGTAATACCTGTACTTATAGATTTCGTTGTATTATTCGGTAATGCTCCAACAGATATCATTTTCTGATAGATAGGCTTTGAATTAAGGTATTGTCCTGTGAATGTTTCAGAAACTCCAAATCCTAAAGTAGTGGCATCCACCTTCTTCTCTAATTTGCCATTTAATTCAGCAAGTGATCCCGCTACACTCAACAGGCTCTTCACCTCCGTAACATTGATTCCATTGTAGTGAATTTCAAATACCGGACACTCATCTACAAGATCTCCCTCCTGAAGATTGCCCTTCGTATATGTCGGAACTGCTGGGCTGCTCGCCTTTGCTGTCCCGGTGATCACCTTCCATTCGCATTTTTCAACCTCTGTCTCCGCATTCCTGGTATACCGGTTTACCACGAGGTCAATTCTCTGCATTCCATGTGATCCATTCGTCAGAGTGACCTCATCATAAGTTCCGATTTCCACACAGGAAATACATCCATGATGGCACATCATCCCACTCCGGATCTTGAGCAGATTATTGGAACTCAATTCCGGCTTTAAGTTTTCTCCGCTCGTGAGAATATAACTGTCCTGTCCCAGTATTCCTTCCAGCATCTGCCGGAACTGCTGCGAAGTCACATGGGGTGATCCGGTTCTTCCAGATACAATTTTCATTCTTCATCTTCTCCTTCCAATTTATAAGTAATTGATTCTACATCATTTGTGATTTCATAGATGATGTTCTTTACAGGCTTTGACATATACATCCCGGTCAGGTAATCTCTGCCTCCTACGATATCTCCAATACCGACCTGAAGTCCAAGACTTGCAACATCCATTTTGAATGTCTTCTTATTCATTCGGTCCTGAAGTCGTTCAATTGCATTTTTCTCAAGTTCATCCGTCTCCGTTGATGTATTTTCGTACACCTCCGTGATTTCATCCAGCCCGGTATAATATTTTTCTTTTCCAATACTACCGTTTTTCTGTACATACAGATGGAATACATTTCTTTCCTGAAGTTCTCCCTTTCCTGCTACGATCAGATGATTCACTCCATTCCGCTTATCATCCATTGTATAATTCAGCTGCATGTCTTTCGACAGTTCCAGTTTTTTTGAATAATCTACAACAGGAACTGCTTCTATCAGCAGATATCCCGGTTCTCCCTGCTCCCGAAGGAACCGGATGTTCAACCTATACTCTTTGCTTTTCAGCATCTTGCTAATCCCTGCAAGCAAGGTACAGTAGCGGTCAAACAGATAATTACTGACCGTGATTTCTGTATTCTTGGAAGACACTACATACAAGCCACTAAACTCCGGTTCAATCAATGCTTTCATAACCTGATGTATTTCCCCTGTTACTTTCTTGTAATCAGATCCTGCCGGCGGCTCAATCACTTTGTACTGCAAAAATCCACGCCAGGTGATCCCTTTCACTTCCACATAATCAAGTGTGGTATCCGTCAGGATCTCACCGATAATTCCACCATATTCTGTACCAACAATGTATATATAACTGGAAAAGTTCAATTCCGGATACCAGTTTGATCTTGCGATCTGAACTGAAAACTCGTACTCTCCATTCACATCTGCAGTAAAATTAGTATCTTTCACATATCCAATCTCATGTAGATTCTTATCTGCCAGTGTTACCACGGCGGCTCCCTCCTGTTCAAAAATAAGGTCAAATCAAAACCAAAGTCTCCCGACCAGTTGATATTTAAAAGCCCGGAAGGAATTTTCTCAAATATGCTATGTTCCAGCGCTCTCTCATTAAATGCATTCTGGACAGTTCCATTTGATAAATATCTCATAACCTTACAAGATCTGCTGTCGATCACAAGATATTCATTTCGTTCCAGTGTCACAAATACCTCATAAGGATAATCATTGATTAAGATTCTTGGATTCACGCATGGTCCGTAGATAATCATCTGGAAATCACTCGGAATAATATGCTCTACTTCCCACACAGCGGTCCCGCGCTTCACTCCTGCAAAGTCGAACGGATGATTATACGGAAAATCAATACCTGCAGCTGCCTCTTCTTCGGGCTGTGGAAAGAATTGTTTTCCAGTTTCTACCACCCACACAAGCTCCGGTGCCTGAAAGGTAAGTCCCACCTCGGAATAGACGTAACCTTTCCATCCTTCCTTTGCCGATTTTAATATCCTGCATCGTAAATAAGCTCCATTTACATACAGCCTTCCATATACTTCATTTTCCGCATCAACTGCTATGATCTTATAGAGTTGCTCCATATTCGACCGGAATTCGTTTCGTTTCCCGAATACGTCAATTGTCACGGTCTTTTCATACCCGTCAGAAGACTCTGACCAGTCCGCATCGAACCAGTCGGTTTTCGTGGTTCTAAAAGGAGCTTTTAAGAGATTCAGTTTTTCACCATTTACATTTTCATAATACACAATCATACCTGTGGTACTGCTCCTTTCGGTAATGGTTTGTCTATCCGTTTTGTGTCAAGGAAGATTGGCTTATTGCCATTTTCTTTCGCTATCTTCCTCTGAATACGTTCAAATCTGTCATAATCAAATCCCTGGTTCTTATAGAGCGGATTGCTGTTGATCCCCCCGACTGTCTTGTCCGGATTGACAGAGGTTGTGATCTGCACACTTCTCTGTAAGCTCTGAACTGCCTTCTGCACTCCGGCACTCATGGATCCAACCGGGATATTCTTTTCAAATCCGATTCCCATTCCAAGCGCCATCATCTTACCAACCTGATCCCGGAATACACGGGATGGTGAATGAATACCAAGTTTTGACTTAATTGCGTCTAATGCACTACTTGCCGCTGAAGTTGCTGCACTTATGAGATGTCCTACAGCACCTGCAATACCGCTCGCAATCCCTTTAATAATATTGAGTCCAACGCTTCCCCAGTTTACGCTGGTAAATGCGTTTCTGATCTGGCTGATCATGGACGGGATCTTACCAAGCAGCGCTGGGATTCCCTGAACCAGTCCGACTGCAAGCTGTGTAATGATCTTCACACCAGTCTGTATAATCTTTGGCAGGTTCGTAATAATTGTGGATGCCAGCTTTCCGATAATAACCGGTGCTTTTGCTGCCACCTGAGGGATTGCATTTGCAATTCCTTGTGCCAATCCAAGCATCAATTTCAATCCGGAAGAAATTAACTGTGGTAGATTATCAATCAGTGCTTCTGCCAGCGTTAATATCATATTCACGCCAGCAGGTATCAGCTGTGGCAACTGTGATGTAAGACTGCTTACAAGTGTTGCTATGATACTGATTCCAGCACTAATAAGTGACGGCAGATTCGCTGTGATTGCATTCACTAATCCCAGAATCAGCGTTGCTCCCTGCTCCATCAGTCCCGGAATTGCTGCTGTAATACCGTTTCCAAGATTGGAAATAATTTCCGGGCCTTTCGTCTGCGCAAGAAGAAGGAGCTGGTCGATCTGCGTTCCAAACTGACTGTAGATCAATCCTAGACCGGCAACAACAACGGCTGCAACTGCTCCAAAATTCAGCAAACTGATAAAGGATGGGATAAATCCAGCAACCGATGACAGGATTGGTGCAAAGGCATTTCCAATGATACTTGCATACCCGGAAATCTGTGTTCCTACTTTACCAAGACTTCCACCGATTATCGATCCAAGTTTTCTTATTGGTGCAGTAAATTTAGACACTGCATTTGTCACAGGTGCTCCTAATTTACTGATCTGATTCTGAATTCCAACTCCATAATGTTTCACATGGTAGGTTATTTTACCAAGAGCTCCGGAAATCTGTTCTTCCATTCCTTCAAAGGGAATCAACAGTGCATCTTTTGCTGTAGAGAGTGTCTTGGCTTCAGCTTTCATCTTTCCGCCGAGTTTTTTGATATCTCCCGGCATTTTATTCAGCTTTGCTAAAACGCCTCCACTGATTTTCCCCAAACCACCTAGGATATCGCCACATGTACCGGCACTTTTCCCAAGTGCACTAAATGCCGGAGCTGCCCCTGCAAGAACCGCTACCGTCTTGCCGAGATTCATAAGCTCATCTGTGCTCATGTTCTGCAACTTATCTGCCAAATTTCCAACACTGTCCGTAAAAACTTTTAGCTGCGGCACAGCTTCTCCGATTTTTCCAGATAATGATTCAAGAACATCCATTCCTGTCTTTCCAAGACGCGGAATCATCTGACCAAGATTATTTAAAATATTCTGTGCGGCCGTCCAGAATGTATCTACAAGATCATTTGCACTGATCACTCCGGCTTCAAAGTTCTCCCAAGCAGCCTTTGCGGAATTTACAGAGCCCTCAATCGTAGTTGATGCTTCTTTCGCTGAAGTTCCTGTGATTCCAAGATTTTCCTGCACTTTGTGAATAGCCTGAATCATCTGATCAAATGTCACATTGTCCAGATCACTGATTTTTTCATTCAGGATACCCGAATCATTGATTAGTCGGATCATTTCCGACTGAGTACCGCCATAACCTAATTTCAGGTTATCAAGCATAGTATAGTTCTGCTTTGCAAAGCCTTGATATGCATTCTGGATATCCTGCATGTTGGTACCCATTTTATTGGCATTATCAGCCATATCAATAATGGCCATATCTGCAATCTCTGCAGCCTTTGCAGTATCTCCACCAAGTCCCTGCAATAACGAAGCGGAAAAGCTTGTAACTGTTTCCATGTAATTATTAGCGGATAACTGTGCTGTCGTATACGCTCGGTTGGCATTCTTTATCACTGTATCAGCACTATTTTTAAACAGTGTCTCCACACCACCAACCTGCTGTTCCATATTGGCAGCTACACCAAGAGATAACTTTACTATAGCAGCCGCTCCTGTTCCCACGGCTGCGACTGCTCCTGTCATTGCCTTACCTACTACGGATAATCCACTCTTTCCAAGCTTCCCCAGCTTGTTGATTCCATCATTGAACCCTTTTTCGTTAATCTTGGTATCAAAATTCAAATATCCATCTGCCATACTATCATCCTTTCTGATAGCACGGCTCAATGGCTCACAAGTGCTTAACTCTTAATCTTTATCTCTACCTCTTTCCGACATTTGCGGCATTTCATATATAAGCCGCTGCACACAGCGATGTCCGTATATACCAACAACTTCTGTCCGCAATGTGGACACCGGTACCACTCTCTCTGTGTCGGTATTTTAATCATGCGAACACATCTCCAATCTCATAATCCGTCATTTTTCTCTGCTTCTTTTTCAAAGCTATCGCGCTCTGAATCTGCCGGATCCGTTTGCGCTCATTCTTATCTTTTATTGTCCGTGGATCCATGCCACGATACAGGATCCGCTGCTTAATCTCGGTATTTTCCGGCAGCCAGTCGAACAGATTGCGGAATTCCCACCAGTGCATATAGTCCACACTCTGCAGGTCAATGTCATACGCTTCCCGGAATGCTGCATAAATACAGCCGGCATCTTCTGTGAACGAAAACACCGGCTTTATCCTGCCTTTCTTTTCTTCTGTTTCCTGATCATTATCTTTCCTGCACATCAAGAAATCGCCCAGCGCATAAACAGCACTTTCAATATCCTCCGGGATCTGCTCCGCATACCACTGAAGCAAAAGCCGGCACTTAATCTGCCAGGGAACTGTCTCATCCTCTACCAGTTCTGAAAAACGGATCCATTCTCTGAAATCTGTCACTACCGGATAGTCCTTTCCATTCGCTGCAACAGACTCCGGAAATCTTTCATAAAGAATATTCATTGTATGCTACCTGTTAAATTTCTGTGCATAGTTCTGCTTTCTTCCCTGATTCTTCTGATACGCTCTTCTCTGCTGCCGGTTGACTTTTGGCTGCTGCGGATACACCGGCATCTGACCATGCGGCTGAACTTCGTATTTTGCATATCTTTCCTCCAGCCGCTTTGTTTCATTCTCTTCAAATTCCGTCAGGGACTCCGCTGCTTCATTACAGAAGTTAATGCTGTTCCTTCCGCATAAGATCTGGTCTCCTGCGCCATCTCCGAAAAGTGCATCGAAGAATGCATAATAGCAGGCACACTGTGCACGGATAATATCCGCGTTTTTCCCAACCACAGGAACTGCTTTCTGCTGTTCCCGCATAACTTCTTTCGCTTCATCCAGCGTATCCAGGAAATCAGCATCTGTAAAATCCACTTCTGCTTCAAAATTTCCAAACTTCCAAATGCTCATTGGCTCACTCTCCTACTCTTCTTACTCGCTTGCCTCAGTAAATGTACAGGTCTGCCAGTTGTCATTGGATGTACATGTACCCTTTACAATATCAGATGCAGCTTTCAAACTTCCCTTATAGATCAGGGCATCTGTTCCGTCTCCCTCTGTGTCCGGGATCACGCTGTATGTTCTTTTCCTTGCTGTACAGGAAGAATCACTGGCTGACTTTTCAAACAGATCTACAACAGCAATATCGATCTGAGCATCTGTACCCATGATCTCATCATCTGTAATCTGCGCCAGTTTCTCATGTACCGGATTGTCTGTATAACGGTCAAATTCATAATCGTAACTTGTAGCGTATCCTACTACGTCCGATCTTTCTGCCGCTTCATCCACATACTGCCTTGTATACTCAATCGCATTCTTGCCATCTGACAGGGATGTAAAGCCTGTCATCCTGCTGAATGTACTGCCGCCGGTTCCCATGAATGCCACTCTCTGATGACGGCCTACTAATTTCTGCTTTTCTCCTGACATTTCGTCACACTCCTTACTTGTATATCACTCTGCATATCATCTGATACCGTCCCAGATCAACCTCTGTGCTGAACAAATAGCCGGACTGCATCACTTCCACCCTGATGGCATCGTGATCGTCCAGCTCCGGGACAATATCATTCAAATTATTCTGTTCTGTCCACTCTTCAAACTGCTGATAAAATCCGCTGTTGGCGATTCCCGTCCGGGCATCACCGTCATAAGCTTCTTTGCTTGTCAGAGCGAACTGGAACTGCTTCAGGCAGCTTCCATCCACATATTTCTTATAAATGGGATCTGCTCCGATCGGATCAATGGAATATTCCATTCCATCACCAAGATAATCAATATTGATCTTCCGGTTATCAATATCCGGATAAGTCATCACATACTCACGGATGCTTTCAATAATCGGCTTTCTCTTATTCTCCTGCAAGTTTCTCAGTTCCTTTCCTAATCACATCTTTCTTGCTCGCCTTCATGGTTTCAAACCATCGTGCTTTTGATCTGTGCTCGTAATACTGCCGGCGGGCATATGGTGCCAGGTATTCAATAGATCCGGAACCGATCACAGTTCCAAGTGTCCCGGACTTGATCAGCATCCCGGTTCTTCTCGGAGTCAGTGGATTCATATAGCGCAGGCACTCTGAATCCACAAATGCCTGCGCCCTTGAAAATCCCTCCGCTTTTTTCTGTGCGAATCCCGGAGCCCATTCCAGCCGTGCCGTGGTAGAACCATTCTTGCCAGTCACCGTAAATACGCTGCCTCTCGGAGTTGTGATCCGGAATTCTTTCTTTCCTGCCATCTTACTCGCCTCCGATCCGCCAGTGCGGAGTCGTACCAAACCGGTTGTCTGACCAGCTCAACACCTTGCAGTGCTTCTGGAACACGGCTTTCAGATCTGCAGGTCTTTCAATCTCAATCTGACACTCTCCCAGGACAATCTGATCCCCGTTCTGTATAGTCCAGTTTCCGAAGCCTCCACAACAGGCATACTCTTCCGGCGGGAGATACTGATCTGCTTCTGGAATATCCGCAGGAATACGAATCTTATAGACTTCCGCACTGTTCAGACCGTTATCTGAAACTGCGGTCTTATGATCTACATAAACATGAACGCCGTGCAAGACTGTCCGGGACCAGGTATCAAAATGAGTGGTCTCATCGTATTTCCTGTTATAAACAGTCACATCCATATTTGTGATCACAACGCATCCCCACCTTTCTTGACAGCCATCCAGTAGGAAGAAGATAAGGATATACCGCATCATATACCTTTTTCTTCACAATCTCTTCTGCTGTCTTTCCATCCGTCTGCTCTGTAACATAAGTGACACTGTATCCGTCATTATTTTCTGACTTCACCAACGGGGTTTCTGACTGCTGCTGTGCATTGTATTTGTAATAAACCTCTGCTGCAGCGCAAACAGCATCTTTTACCGCGTCATTTTCCACAGCAAAGATATCACCTTTCACATAAGTCAAATGCCGGATATAGGCTTCCGCCTGCCTTTCGGCTTTTCGAAAGTCCTGTTCCGGAATGGTTCTTCCTCCATATTCGTCTGCATAATATCCATACGTGACCTGCATGGATCATCACCTTCCCTTACTCACCGGATTTCAGAACTGCAAACGGACATCTCTTGGTCTTGTCTGTCTTCAGTGAATTGATCGGGTTCGGGATTTCCCATCCAAGACGCATCACTGCACGAAGCGCAACCATATCGTTCTGCATCAGGTTGTATGCGATTGTGCCATCTGTATTCTGAACAACACCTTCCGTAAACAGCTTGAAAGTAATATCCTGTCTGATGGAATATACCAGCTGTGAGAAATCTCCGGAAATCATAAGCGCCTTTGACTTATCAAATGCACCATTGTTCGGGAAATTCATCGGTGATCCATCCAGCGCATACTGGGTAGAGCCCTGCAGATCCTGCTTGAACAACGGATCTCCGTTTGCATTCTTCAGACCTCTGAGTTTAGCTCTCATGGAAATATCTGCCATATGGCCGTTCACAAAGTATCCACAGTCTTCAACGTGTGCAATCACTCCGTCTTCTGCCATGATCTTGTCATACAGACTGTCAGCCGCTCCTAATGTGATAACAGCATTTGCCTTTGTTGCGGTTGCAACCACATCATCTCTCCATGTAGACGGTTTATTTTCACCAAATAATACCGCACTGTCGATAACCTTTCCAAACGCCTCTGTTACTCTTGGCTTTACCTCTCCCCAGATGTCGTACTCGGAATCATCCAGGACTGCTTCCGGAATCGGAACAATAACTGCAATCTCTTCGGCAGTGATAAATTTCTTATCCCATGCCTGTTTCGTAGTTTTCTTCTGTCCGTTATCACCATTTACAAAATAAGCAATCGGCAGCATATCCAGTACCGGCATTTTATACTGCTTGCTTGTCATGTTTGCCAGCTTACGGCCCCTTGACAGTACAGCTGACTGTGCGATTGTTCCCTGGATGATCTCATTGGATTCCTGAATTGGAATCAGAGCCTCTGCTCCGGTACGATCAATGATATTTGCATCTGTTTCAAACAATCTTAAATTCATTCTTCTATTCTGCATTTACTCTACCTCCGTTATCTTCGCGCGGCAGCTCTGATTCTGTCATTGATGGATGCATTCATATTTCCACCAGAACCATCGGATGCATTTCCTACTGAAGAATCTGCGATACGATAAGAGCTACCGCCTGCATATCTTGGATTCTCTTTCAAAAACTTCTCTGCTGCCTTTTCAAATGTTGTTTTATCATCTACTATTTTGGAGATTTTAAAAGTTACATAGTCCAGATCGTCCGCCTTTACTCCTTTGCTGGACAAGAATTTTTCATTTTCCATCTGCTGGACCTTGTTCTGAGATTCTGCTAACTGCTGTTGTAACTGCGCTACGTTCGGTTTGTTTTTAGCTCTCTCTGTTTTGAACTGGCTGATTGCCTGAGTTACCTCGTCTTCTGTCATTCCCTGACCTCTGAAGAAATTTGCAAGAGCTGCTCTTTCCGACTTTTTCGCTCGTGAACTTGCAATCTCTTCCAATTGTTCATAGGTATATGTTCCGGTTCCATGTGCTCCGGATGCGCCACCAGTGGATCCGTTTCCACCATCTCCATTCCCGGCATTTCCACCCTGTGTACCAGAGCCAGCTCCTGCGCCGTCTTCAAAGAGCTGTAACATCATTCTTTTTTTATACATTTCATACCTCCGTTTTGCCTCGACAGGCTCTGAGCTTTTTCCGTCTTCACGTTTTGGACATAATAAAAACACCCCGAAGGATGTTTTCTACATAAATGTTATACAGTTGTATTCCCTGTTAATATCTGTAACCCCAAGGAACCAAGAATCCATCAGAAGTTTTCCACCATCTGATAGTTTTTCCCATTCAATTATTGTCATTCCACTTCCAGTATCCGCTCTTATCCGATCATTAGACAGATCTTTTAATGAATTAATCAGATTACATGTAAGCGCTGATACCGCAGCACACACACGATCGACACCGTTAGGACCATTTCTTCCTGCATGACCGTTCATCTGAATACTGCGATCTGTTATTTTAATAGTTATCATTGAAACCTCCTAAAATTGAGTACAAAAATACCACCGGTCATTATGACTGGTGGCAACTATACAACTGCATTTAATGCTTTGTTGTATTCAATTTCTAATTCATGTTTAAACTTTTCAATCTCTTCTTTTTCCCAACCCTTTTCTTGCAAAGTAGATACAATCTCTTCTGGTTCGCATAAAATTTCTTTCAGGCTATTTATTTCATCGAGCAGATGTGTATTTCTAATAGCAATTTTTATCTGCTCTTCTGAATATCCCTGTTCAACCATAACACTACGCATATCTTCATCTTCAATTTCTTGTAGTTTTTTATCTACATCTGGTGTGCTCATGTCAAACATCGTCATTACAATCCCTCCATAATCTCTTTTAAAACCTCTCCAAAGATTCTAGCGGCTTCTCTTGGCTTTTTACTAGTCATATATTCTGAAAAACATTCTGCAAAAAACTCTCTTTCATTCTTATTTGCATACTCTGATATATGTTTAGTAATAAATTCTTTTTTAGAAAACTCTAACGCTTCGTTAAGCTTTCTTCCCTTATATCCCATCCGGGACCATTCCACACGCTCTACACGAATATAATCAAAATATCCTAATTGTTGCAATACTTCTCGTTTTACAGCTGCACTCGTTCGAGTTGTTCCGTATATGCTTATTTTTCCTCCCCAAACTCTATTTCGTGTAAGATAACCATCTAATTGATGCCCCATTTCGTGAATTATAATAGCGTCCGCATCAGTCCCTTCAGGATGAAACTGCATTCTTACATCTCGGTCATACCGCTTTTTTAGCTCCTTGTAGTCACTAAATTCACTGCTAATTCTCAAAACGCCAGACAAAGACTCGCTCATTGCATAGCCTGTTATATTGGGATCATACAATACTTTGTTCGTATATCCTTTAAGCTGTGGAAATTTATCGTATACTTTCTTAATTCCATTATATACCGATTTCTTTGATCTTTCATCCATTTTTCCAAAATCGACATTCTTTTTATCCACGCCTAGCATTTTTACTACCTTGCTCTTTTCAAACAGATTGTCTGTACCCATTATATTCTTTGCCACTTTTAATTCTGCTTTGCTTGGAGCTACTTTTCCCCGCATATCCAGATAGATACGCTCACGTTCTTCTGTAAGGTTCATCTTCCGGCAGAATCTGGAATACTCATTAAGCTGTCCTTGATATTTTGCTTTTTGAAGTATTACTTCATTCGGATCAGCGCCACCATGTTGCAGTAAACACACTTTTTCACGCTGTGCCCTCATGGCTGTTTCCATCTGACGCTGTCTCTGCTTTGCTTCATACAAAGTATATTTCTTGCCTGCAAATATCTTAGGTTCTGCCTCTTCCTCATTCTTTGCGTCCAACCAATCATCAGACCAATTACGCTCAGATACACCAGGAAAGAACGGATAATATGTATGATAACAGTTAGCACCCAAGAGACCCGTTACTGTTCCAAGACCACATACCGAATACAACTGTTCTTCCTTCCAAACTCTTCCCTGCCACACGGAATGAGTTGGACGTGCTCCGGCATGCCACTCAACTTCGAAATATTCTGTTCCAAGCTTTTTTGCATTGTACTCTGATATCTTTCCGGTAATCTGGCTGACTGCCGTCATGACAGCTCTCCTTGCAGCTACATCAACCCGATTGGCTCTTCCGGAGGAATAATCAATCTGTCGAAGTCCGCTATTGGTGAGCTGAGTCACTACTCTACGCAGCACACTGTTGTAATCGAATGCTCCAGTTACAATATCGAAACATGCTGAATCAAGATAATTTGTATAAACCTGCGCCAGCGGTGTTATAACCTTTTTACCATCTCCATAATCTAAATAAAAACCAAGCGAATTTGTTATATTTTCCAAATCTGCAAAACTTTGATCAATAATTGCATCTGTAATCTGCTTAAGTTGCTCGTTCTGGTCAAATGGTATGTGCTCTACGTTGATTTGTTCATATATGTCCTTATTCCTGACATATTCCCAATCAATCACCTTATCATACAACTCAAACATTTCTGGATAAGAAGCATCGAGCGTTTTCTTAATTTCCTTTTCAATGTCTTCTGAAGAATAACCCAAAATAAGTAATCTATTAATCTGCCAGTCTGCTGTGCTTGTAATCTTTCCGGTTTTCTTGATTCGCCGGACAATATCCTTCATAATTCGGAGTTCTAAATCTTGATATCTTCCAGCAATCTTACTGGCCATCTGATTCTTGTAATCATCTCGCATATTATTCCATCACCTGATTCTGCTCTGGTAGATTTTGCCTTGCTTGCTCCACGGTCTCCCCATACCATTTTGCACGGTATTCTTCATGCCGCATCACTCCCATACTGACATCCTGACGGTCCTGCTGCCGCTCTGCGCCTTTATCCTCGATAATAGAATCGTCAAAAGCAATCACAATATCTGTATTTATATCCAGTGCGTTCCCTGTCACAATCCCGAGTCGGATAATGATTCTGATCAGCCGCTCCAGGACATCTTCCAGAATCGTCTCATGCTTTTTCAGCATCCGGTACATATCTGAGTTCTCAGAAATGATCTCTGTCGCAGTCTTTGCTCCTGCCCCATCAAACCGATATCTTTCTGTACCGAATCCACATTTCAGAGACAGATAATTCAGATCATCCTTGATTGCCTTGCTGTGCTGCTCTACCCGAAGACTCATGTCCACTTCTTTGATCAGACCAGTCTGGTTCTTATCGTAATCTTCCGGAAGCGAATAGAACACGCTGTCATCTGGATCAAAGGTTGGAGATCCATCTTCGTTCGTCAGCATTTCCGGAGCAACAAAGATTCTTTTTCTTCCAAGATCAAACTCGTTGCAGTAAGAATCAAATTCCATGTCCAGCTTTTTCAGAGTGTCGATTGCATTTGCAAAAATCGCAATTCCCATTGGATTGCACTCAGCTGCATTGTTTGTGATATTCAGTCTGTCAATAACAAACTGTGGTTCTGTGGATCCGGTCTCGGTTCTGGCTGCCAGATTTGTAAATGGTTTCAGCTGTTTCCATTCCTGTTCTGTCAGCTCTCGCCATTCCGTACTGCCTTTTGTGCATTCCAGAACGCTGTTCTCAATCACATACATTCCCTTTTCTTCAATCCGATGGAACTGGATCTGCACGTATTTCTTCTGGCGGACTGTATGCACGAACGTAAAAATACACTCCGTAACCTCTCCATTATTCCAACTGACCGGATAAATGTTCTTGGCATCCACATAGTTGATCCCAATCTCCCCTGCCGATATCGTTCCGTCTTCCTGTACAACCGCATTATACAGATAAGGAATATACGCCACTGTTCCAGAATACGCCTTCCGTTCCTGGTAATCATTTCCCATAACCAGAAAATGATTATTATCTAGAACCTTCTGCACAAATTCCTGTGTTGCTTCGTCTTCCAGTGTAATCATAACTCTCTCGTTCAGAAGCAGATCTGCAATGTCTTCAGACAGCTTCTTTGCCATTCCCATGCTCTTTCTGCGGCATCGTTTACTTGTACCGCGTCCGGTATATACCTTGTAAAATGTAAACTGCCGGACATTGGAATTGTACCAGCTGATCCACTCATCAATCTTACGATAGAATGAAGCATCTACCGTATCGATTCCCTTCTTTCTGAAATAATTAAAGATATTCATCCTCTTCTCTCACCTCCGTGCTGCTGATATCGCCTACACTCACGTCATCTCCGACTGTATCTAAGGGCAGCCAATGTTTGATCTTGCTCCAGACTCCCATAACCACATAACGGATTGCGTCCATGCAGTGATCACTTTCTTTCACTGGCACTTCTTTTCCCTTTTCGATGGATTTTTTATCATACTCGTATGTTCCAAACTCCTGCACCGCATATTCCTGCTTCGGAGAAATCGACAAGATATCAAATACCAGTACCTTCTGTACCCGGCTGATTCCCAGAGCCACATCATTTTCCGCATCCCGCAGAAATACCTGATAATCCAATCCGTTCCTGGTAGCTCTCTTCACCTCTTCCGCCAGACCTTTGGCAGATGGGTCCAGAAAAATATAAAAAATCCGGTTCTCATACTGTTCATGCAGCTCATTCATGAACTCAACCAGATCCTGCGCATATTCTGACGGACTTTTCTGTTTTCCTGTCTCTCGACCACTGTGATAATACTCTCCAAGTCCTGGAAACTTCTTTCTGTAAGTATCAAGACCAAATGCCTGAAATGTTGTTGCATTCTGCTGTCCATAGTCACCACCAATGTAGATTCTGTCGTATCTTCTATCTGGATCCGGTTTCTGTCTGTGCCTTTCTCCGAACATGTAATAAATCAGTTCATCTACTCCTACTGATTCTCCAAGCCAAACCCATCTGTACATTTTCGGATCAGCAGCCTCCATTGCCTTGGCAGAAGCAATCAAATCAGGTCCCAGCCAGGCAGCAGGTACATCTCTGTAATCTGTATGGATATGAACACAGTCGGAACGTTTCTCCATCTTCTTGCACCACTGGTTAATCGGTGCATTCGGATTCTTCGGTGGGTTATACAGATAAATCATTTGGAAACCACCTTTATTCCCACGAACAAAAGTAGCTTCGATATTACTTAACTCATCCTCTCCCTCACCATCATCAAAGAATTCTGTCAACTCGTCTAGCACAACCAACTTGATCGGTTTATCCTCATCAATAATACCTTTCGTATCATCAATGCCATCTGATCCGGCAAAATACATCGTTGTTCCATACTTCTTATAAGTGATCTCCATTGGAGACTTTGTAATCCGGAACTTACTTTTCGGAATCTCCAAGCGGTTAATTCCTCGGAGCATCTCCTTGTAAACTGTTTTCCGCAGCTTGTTATGATGCTTACGCAGCACAACCACAGAGCCATTGGCATCTGATACAAGTTGATAATCTGACCTGATAGCTGCATAACTGGATTTCGTCCCGGCACGACCAGATGTCAGGATGATATGCTTGATACTTCGGTTATTGAATATCAGCAGGTACTTCGGAATCACTATATCCGATATCCTGACTTGTTTCTTCTGGCGCATCATTTATAATCTCTACTCCTTCATCCTCATTCTCAGCATTTCCAGAGCTTCTACGGATCTTTTCTGTATCCGCCTCCATCCGTTCTGTCCTGCGTTGCTGTTCTTTATCATCCGCAGCAGTCTGTGCATTCTGTCCAGTATACTGGGCAACAAAATATGCAGCCTTTGTATTTCCTCGCATTGCCTCCTTGATCTGAGCCATAAGCAAAGCCGATTCCAGAGTACACTCAACACCAAGCGACTCTAAAACCGGCTTCCATTCTTCATTATCTATTTCCGCAGTAAGCAGCAGGTTCAACGTCTTCCGGAAGTCTGCCTTCCTACGTCTTACTTCGCCACTTTTCTTACCTCCACGGGATTGTATTTCCCGTAGTTCTTCCGTACTTCGCTTATCAAATCCTTTATCTCTTATGTTTTCATAACCTGCCACTTCACCACCTTCCATTCCTGTTTATTATTGATGGACCATATAGGAATCGAACCTACGACATATCGCTTATGAGACAAATGTTCTACCACTGAACTAATGGTCCGAGTTTGGGGTATTAGAAAAGCACCCCGAAGGGTGCCTATAAAAACTTTCATTTTTTAATATTATTATACAATCTTCCTACGCTAAAAATTATAATTCCAGCGATTACTAAAGTTCCAAGAATTAAAAATACTGTTTGATTTCTACATATTAATTTATCTAACTTATCGCTCAATTCTCGCCCATTTATGTATACAGCCCAACAACTTAAAACAAATATAGAAACTACAACTAAATTACACCAACATATAAGAGGGTACTTCTTTAAAATACTTGCATTTACATCATCTGTTGAACTAAGACTTAACTTGGCAATTTTAGAAATAAAGTATATAAATACGAATAACATATTCATTATACAAAATCCCCATACTGATCCAATAACGATTAATTTTAATATTGGGATATCTTTTGCCCCATCGAAAATATTATCTAACGAGCTGATTCCTCCAAACACTAAAAAGGAAAGGGCTGTAAAAATCGCAACTAAAGAAATCAATTGAATATTCATTTCTTTGGATATTTTTGCCCCCACGATTTCCATCTTCTCATCAACAATTTTTTCATAATCATCATTTTTTTGATGAAACATCAAATATTGTCTTCGTGCAAGATTTACATGATCCCACATTTTTAACACTGTTCTTTGCGTTCTTTCAAGTTGACGTTTTTCATATTTATTATCTGTTAATGATTTCAAAAAATCTTCTTTATACTTATCTCCATACATATAACTTACAACATTGTCTATATTGGTTTGTAAAACACCAAATTCTTCGTCTGACAATGTAAAAATATAATTTGTTATATGTGTGTATATAAGTCGATCATTTTTCTTGATGTATTCATGTATCTTATCAAAAAAGTCTTTCGCATTAAAATATTTTGTTTCTTCCGAAAGTTTTCCGCAGATTATATCCATTTCTTTTTCCATGTTCTGAATATAATCTGCGGAAGAAATTGTATTTCCGTTTTTACCCTTATCCCAATCTAACATTAATTATTCTTGAAATACTCCTTAATACTCTCTTTTGTAATCACATTGTTACAATATTTTTCGTAAGCATCAAACCACGGATCTTGGTTGTGCGTAATCTCAACCAAAAAGGAGGCTGAATATTTCGCACATTCCTCTAATATTTCATCCATAATTTCTTGATCTTTTTTATATATTCTTGATTTTGCATCTCTAGCCAAAACCAATGGCAGTTCCGAACTCCCCCACAGTTTAAAATGCTGATATACATCCGGAACTACTGGACCAAAATCCCACGCCTCAATCTCCTCTGGAAAAATAGGCTCTCCTGTAGTAATTAAGAACTGTGCTTGCACAAAATATAATAATTTTTGCAATTTCAAATTACTAATAGAATATCCATTTTCTTTGCAAAATAAAATAATGTATTTTGCTACATCTATGGCACTATACATAATCATCCTCCGCCTTTCTAAAATCATTATACTTTACATATCAATTAATTTCTATTCTCATTTTTCACAAAAAGAACTTATTATATGCTTATATATAATATCTCAAACTCCAACATTATGCAACACAAAAGCACCCACACAACTCTATGCAGGTGCTTCTTGGGTTTCATATAAAGAGAGGACGAGCCGCAGGAATTCAGCCTTTGGCTCAAGTATTATTATATATGTGATTCATGTGATTTGTGTGAAAGTTGAAGATATCTATCGATTTTCTTACTTATCGTACTTCTCTCAAGATGAATCATCTTCGCTACCTCTGTCTGATTCACTGCATTGACACCATCAATATAATACATCCTGAAGATGTTGTGTAGCTGCGCATCTTTGATTCCTTCAACATAATGCTCTACCTCTTCACATTCCTTTTCCAGACGTTCTTTTCTCTTTAAATCACGTTCTTGTAACCGCTCATATTTTTCTTGGTCAAAACCAACTATGCTCTGCGGTATTGGATATCCCTTACTGTAATCTAAGATCACATCATTTCCCAACATGGTTTCTGATTGCCACCTGTTATTAAGAATATAGTCCAAGGATAATATCTCTGTCTTATTATTCCGGTATGCTTCCAGCCTTTCCTTCGTCATTGTCTCCAATGGTATCACTCCCTATCTTGTATTTTCTGGCTATATATCCAGTAACATCTCCATGCCACAACTGCTGCCCTTGTGTTTCAATCAGCTTTCCTGCCTGGTATGCTGGTCGATGAAACTTCTCGCTTGCCTTCCGATCAGGTGGATGTTCTGCCATAGCAGCATAATGTTCCTTTTGGTTCTGCTGGATCTCTGCTGGACTCCAGCGTGTGTCTGTACTCCGTTTCACTGTTTATCACTCCAATCAAATTTACAACCGCATTCGCCACAATAGTTGTTTCTGCTTTCCGCATCCGACATTACCTCTTTATCGCATAAAGGGCATACATAGTCGATATCTCCGGTCAGTACATCTAAGATAATCGGCTTTACTGGAATGTGATTCTGGCTTTGCAGCGCAATAGCAATTTTCGCAAGTTCGATAGCGTCAAGCCATTCTCCACATTTTTCTTTTTCCTCAAACTCAGCTAACTTCTCCATAGCTTCTGACAACTTGTTCTTGTCCTTAATCACTGCTTTACCGCAGTGGTATGTTGTTAATCTCTCTTTCATTCTCTCACCTCTTCCAGCAAGCCATTCACTACCAATTCACACTCAATCTCGGTTGCTGTCCGTTTGTCACTGAATTTACAGTTTGGATTCTTGTGTATCCTTGCATCTTTGATAGGCCACTCAGATTCCGCAAAATGCTTACTGTCCACAAACATCACTCTGTGTCCATTCTTCACGCAGAGATAGTAACTCTCTGCGCTTTTCGGAAGTCCTCGGCAAGGCTTGAATCCGAATCTAACAAACTCACTTGCCTTTACTACTGGTTTTAGTTTCATTTCTTTTCCCTCTCAGCTTTCTTAATCTTCCCACCGTATATTCCGACGGTTCCATAATGGATTCCTGTCTCTTCCGAAATCTGCTTATATGTTTTTCCCTCTTTCATCAGCTTTTTGATGATCGCTTTCTTTTCGCTTGGCTCTTTCATTTCTTCCTCGCTCTCTAAATCTCATCATCTGCTGGAAACCGGAATACCTTCGGATGGTCAAGCATGCAATTACCTTTTGTAAAAAAGCCTTGATATTTTTCTCTGCACATTTCCATAGCCTTGATTGCTTTCTCTTCACTGGAATATTCGCCTAAAATATAAACTCTATCTCCTTTGCCGATGTCATTCCCCGGAAACGTTCCAACGATTGTTGCCATATTTCCTGAATATGGCGAAATGGCAAGAAGTTCATAAGGCGCATCCAGTAATCCGTTCTGACTAATGATTCTCATAACTAACTCCACCTTTCGTATCCCATGCGCACATATCGCAATCCTCAGGACATACATTTGCCTTTATTGCTCTTTCGCACATCTCCATTTTCAATCTTCTATCATCCTCAATGTCTTTGATGAATCCGAGCTTCCTCAAGATTTTATGAATCAGTGATTCAATATTAAATTTAGCCATTATAATTCGTTCCTTTCTCCTTAAAAAAGCGTAAAAAAATACCAACCACCGAATATTGATGGTTGGTAGATAAATTATATATTTAAGCTTCTTACAATGTCTGCTAACACTGTTGCCGTTCCGTCTTCCCCTTCTTGGATTTTAGTAAGTAGTTCTCCTATCATTTTTCTAAGTTGGTCTATGTTGGTTGCTAAATAACCATCCATAGTAGCTCCGCTCAGTTCATAGATTCTTCCTCTTTCTAACTGATTCAGTTTATTACCAATTTCCAATAATTCATGAGAAAACTCCTTACTGATTTCGTAGTCTAATTTCTTTCCATTCATTGGCATTCCCTCCCGTACATTTATACGGAAATTATACCATTCCAACCATCAATATTCAATTGTCAAGGTGCTGTTATTTAAGCAAATCTTAATTGTTCCTGTGTATCATCAATGCTCATGTTCGGCATTCGCTCACCGACTTTCAAATACGGACAGTTTGCTTCTACAAGCTTTTCTGCCATGATCGGCACAACACTGTTCCCAATTCTTGCAACTTGCTTTGCAATCGGATATTTCTTCCAGTTGTAATCCCTGTCGATAATGTAATCTATCTTTTATCCTCTTGTTCTTGTCTGTTCATGTTTTATCCTTTGCACCAATACTTCTTGCTGTTCGCTCCAATCCCTCTTGTAGTTACCCTAATGTCCATTTCATTCTTTGCTCTCAAGATATCTTTTCTCGAGATATTTCTCTTGTCAGCTTCAGAAAACACATTTGTCTGCTCTACACCGTTTCTATCCGTGATCAGTTCTTCCAATAGCTCATAAGCCTTTCCTCTTGCCGAATCCTTTGTGATCACCGTCTTGCTGTCCATCAACTTGGAGACCTCTTCGATAATTGAATCTCTATCATCAAGTCTTCCGTTGTCCATCTTAATTAATAATTCTTTCAACTTTTCCAACTTGATCACGCTTGTGTTGCTCTTGCCCCTGATAAACTCAACGCTGTCGGAAAGTTCAGCAAATCGTTTTCTTGCAACAGTTTCAGTCTGGACATTCTTCATACTGCTCATAAGCAGGTCTATCTTTCCACTAAGTTCTCCCAATACTTTCAGGATATCTTTCTGATTTCCGTACAGTGTTTCAATAAACTCTGCTTGCACCTGATCTTCTTCCACCACTTCATTCACCCTTTCTTGGATTACAAATGTTCCGGGAGCGTAACCCAATGTCCTGCTGATCAGTGCTTCCATGTTCTTCGGTACTGCTGCTCCAAGTCTAGTTCCTGGAAGATTGGAAAAATATGACTTACTTCTTCCAATCTCTGCGGACAGCCATGTTTTTGATTTTCCTTGAATGGTTAATTCATCGCATATCGCATCATAATCTAATTTCACTCTTTTTGCTTTCTCGCCCATCTCTTACATTCGTCCTCCCTTTTCATTTCCTTGCAGTACAGCATTCCAACATAGTTTCAGATATTCTAACTGTTCCCGGTCGTTCTTTTCTTGCTCAGTCATCTTGCATTGCCTCCTCTGGCAGCTCTATCATAGGCATCCAATAGAGAACTTTTTCATATTTCAGATCTTCCATCGTTTCAAACTCAGAGTCCACAAAGCCAAGTGTTACCGAATCATATATGTCTCTCCAGAAGCCAAATCCATATCCTTCTTCGTACTGGCAAAACATCGGCGGGTCTTCTAGATGGTTTTCTACCAAGCACATGTAAAATCTGCTATCGCCATCTTCCGGCAGGCTATCTTCTACAGATATCCACAAAGGAACCGTCGGCTGCTCTTCAATCTCCATGAGAACGGAGGCTGCTATATCGTCAATATTCACCATTCTATCTGCGTTTGGGTCAGGGTTCAGCCATTTTGTCACTTTTTCAGTCAGCATATCTGCGTCAATCAGTCTCATGGTCTTGCTCATCCTCTCTCCTGTACAGTTCCGGCAACGGCATCCAGGCATTCACAAAAAATCCATAGCTTGAATATGATTTTTCATCATCTCCGGGATAGAACGTGCCACCCTCGTCATTTTCTTCATATCGCGCGATATCCGGCATTGTGGAGTTTTCAAACGATACCAGTATATAGCTTTCATCTTCTGGAAGTCGTTCACTGCACGGAATCCAACTCTGATCCGCCTTTCCTTCTGCCTCGTCGATCTTGCACATCTTCTCAACATACTCCCTGACGGTCCCTGTTGCCGCCATCAGCCCGTCATCATACCGATCCGGCTGACAGTCTTTCATCTTCTCTCTCCTGATCTCACCCTCGACCTCACTCAGCCAGGAAAGAAATTTATCTGCGTCCATCATTCTACTCATTTCAAATTTTCATCCCTTTCTGGTATTCATAAATTCCAACATACTGTCCATAGCTCATACCATGCTCTCTTGCTTCCGCTGCTATTCTTATGAGCTCATTTCTGTACTGCTTTGACTTTCTTCCCGGCTTCTTCATATTTTTCTTTTGCCTGGTCTCTGTAATAAATTTTCTATGCTCCTCTTGTATTTCACGCATTTTTGCTCTAGCATGCTCTTTTCTAGCATAATCTGCACACTCATCACTGCAGTATGCATATCTTCTTGATGCCGTGATGAGCCGTCCGCAGATAATACATTTTCTTATTTTACTTTCACCCACTCTTCTCTACCTTCCCAACAGTCGATTCTCAAGATCATCCATATCATACTGCCTTCTCTTAAAATTGTTATTGTCCTTAACTGCTGCCTTCTTGGTTCTGCTCTGCTTCTCCTTGCCTGGTGTCTTATAAAATGATTTCCATCCTCCTGCTGTTGCCTTCTTAACAATAGCAATGCGTTCAACTTCTGAATCACTCAATTGGATCAAATCCTCTCGAAGTGCCTGGATCTGTTCCGGTATTATGTCTCCATAATTATTAGAACGGACAAGAATATACATCTGAAATGCCTGTTCAAGTTCCGGGCTGAATCCTAATATATTATCTATATTCTTTACTTTACTTTTCTTTAGGGATTTTTCCGCGGAATTACAATCGTTTTTCCGGGAATAACTCTCTTTTATCTCGGATAAATCACTAAAATGGGTACACTTAATAAAAGGTTCTGTTTCTTCTTTTTTTAAAAGCCAGTACCTTCCAACTTCTATCGGATTTTTCCTTGCGCGTTCTTTAACTGCAAGTTGAAATCTTTTCTGTATTCCGGCAGAGGTCAAGACCTTGTCCGACTGAAAAAGTGTGTTATCAAACAGTGACCGTGACAGCAAGAAGTTCAAGACCTGCTTCGCCTTATTCTGATCAATCTTCAGATCATCAGATATGATATATTCAAAATCATCATCTATCTTTAAATAATATCCTTGCTTATATATCTCGCATAACAGGTAGATATATAATACAATACCGTCTCTGCCATATCTGGCTTTCAATATCTTTATTTTGGGATCTTCAAGGAAATCAACATCAAGTGGAAAGTAGTCTAACCCATTCTTTCTTGGTCTTGGCAACGCTGCCACCGCCTTCCTGTTTATTCTGTTGCTTTATATTCCTCCACGATCACATCCAGTCCTTCCTCGGCTGAATATGCTTTCTTTGCAGCGACAAATACAATCTGCGTATCATCTTTGTAGGCCACGCCATTCAGCGCATCCGCTACAACCTTTACTATATTATCCATATCCGGCTTCTTAAGTACCGGAATCTCTCCTGCCAGCATCTGCTGTGTTTTCTTCTTTGATGTGCTCTTCGGCGGCTCAAACCTTGCTACGATTCGAAGAGCTACCGGTATGTCTTTGTCAAATTTTGTTCCTTTGGCAGCAGTGATATACATTGCTTTGATCAGATTCTCATACAGCAGATCATTCTCAGGTGTATAGCTAACTGAGTGACTTAAGTTTTTATTGTAAACAGTCCTGGCTCTTGCCTTTCCCTGCGGTTTGCCAGGGACATGAAATATTACTGATTTCATTCTTTCCCCTTTCTTCCTGTACCGGACCAGCGTATCCAGTACAGGAGAAACATTGTTTATAAGTTGCGTGTGTGACATATGTTCAATTTATAAGGAGATAACTTTTCTATGCAATGATTGTTAAGTTACCATCTTTCATGATTGGAGTCTCTGCAAGCTCAAATTCAAAATATTCTTTCACTTTCTTCATTGCTGCATTCTTCCATAATCCATTGTCAGCTTCCACAAGCTTGAACATTGGTTCTCCGCCATCATCTCTGATGCGGAACACATACAAGCTGGATGGCTGTTCTACTTCCTGAAATGTACGGTAAGGAATCAGTTTTACCGGATTAGGAACAATAACATCTGCTCTCTGTACGCCGGATTTAATCGTTGTTTTCTGTGAGATTCCATCATCCGAATAAGAAGCTGTCGTACCTGCCTGAATATTCCCGGATACCTGCAGGAGCGTTTCAAGATCCTCATTCGTTGCGAAGTTTGCCTGAAGCTCAATCAGGAAACGTTCCTGATCATAGTACTTATCAAATTGAAATTCATTAACAATTGCCACACTTTCAATCAGATACTCACGGCGTTTTTCATCCAAAAGCCCAGAAAATAACTTCACATGTGTTGGTGATATAATATGTAACACCATCTTTTCTCTCAGCTCCTCCGGCATCCCCTTAATATAATCTACCATTGCGGAAAGTGTATTTACATCAAGCGAACTCGCAAGATCCTCTTTGCCATATCTCACAAGATTCTTATTGCAATAAATTTTTCCATTTATTGTCTCCACAATTGGTTTCATAGACTCTTCTTTCAATCCTGTTACATATTCAAATGCATCTCTTAATCCCTCAAACATCTTTGCTTCCTCCTTATGCTTCTCTTGCTTTTCTTAAATCAACTACTTTGTTTCCTGTATCTTTTGATTCCAGGATTTCTCCGGTTGCAGTATCTACGGCTTTTCCATCAATGATCTGAACCGTTGAAGCCTCCTGTTCCTGATTCATGTCATTGAGGGACATCTGCCCCGGGATCTGATTTCCAATCTCAACAGCTTCCACCTCTCCGGTTGTGATATCTTTTCCCATTGAAATCGCTGTCACTGCTCCGAGTGCCGGCGCAAGCGTTGTTTTTGTCTGTACACCAGTAGCAACAAAGTTTCTTTCCTGATTTGGTTTAAATCCAATTGTTATAGTGATTTTTCTTGCCACTGTTGCATCTGTATTCGGATCCTGGATATTCTTTGTGACTTCTTCCATTGCCCGGTTCACCTGGGCGGTAAATGCTCCATTTGCAAATGTTTCTAAATTAATGTGCTGCATAACACTTCTCCTCTCGTCTTATCATTATTTGAAAAACTCATCCTCTACGCTTCTTTCTGACTCTGTTTCTTTCTCTTCTTTTACTTCCTGCAGCTCCTGATCGGCAACAACATTATCCTGTTCTGTCTGAGTCTCAACATAATCCGTTGTTCCATCTTCATGGATGACTGCCATATCCTTATCGATGGCATTCTGCAGATCGATGCTCATGATTCCCCATTTGCTGATCAGCTGACGTAGCATCGTCTTCAATGCCATTCCATCAAAATCTTTAAACCAGAAGGAAGAATATTTCCAAAGTTCCTTTTCTGGAATCTTCCCCTGTTCCAGAAGCTCCAAGGACTTTGCTCCACCATTTCTCTTAAATGCCTGGGAATACTTCTCCGCATGTGCAAGCATTTTCTTCTTGGACCAGTACATGGTCTTACGGAACCCATTCTCATACTCAAACATAGCATAATATCCCATTGCCGGAGTCTCTTCGCGAACCACATCATCATCGATCAGTTCCACCTCGATTTCTTCATTCAGAGGATCATACTGAATCAGTTCCCCTTCCTTGATTGCAAGAACATTTAATTTCTTGTAGTATCCGGAACGTTCTGCCAACTGAATATATCCCTTATAGCCAAGCTGAAACTGCGCTTCCTTGCAGCCTTTCTTCTTGTTATCGAACGGGACCATATAGAACTGGCCAAGCTGTGGAGACGGGGAAAGGTTCAATGCTTCTCCGAGTAATGCTGCTGACAGGATGCTTGGATTTGTACACTCCTGTAGAGCCGGTGTTGTCTGAACTGCTGATACGATACTGGAAATGAATCTTGTCCCATTCTTTCCACCAACCACACTGTTGATCTGTTTCTTTACTGCATCCTGCGTCAGGTATGCAGCCATTCCTGTTTTCGTCTGTCTGTTTGCTAAACTGTTCTGTACTGCCATCTTTTATTCCACCTTTCCAAATTTAATCTGATTCTCAATCATATAGTTACGCAATGCCATGATCTGCTCTCTTGTTCCAAATACACGGAGATCTAACTGGATCAGATCTGTAGCAACTGGCTCTTCTCTTACAATAACGGGCTCATTAACCGGAGTAGCTTCTGTAACCGTCACATCATTTTCATGCTGCTTAGCTGTAAGTTTTTCTGTCTCCTGTCTTGCTCTTTCTTCAGCAATACGTTTCTGTTCTTCTTCATACTGCTGTTTCCGCTTCTGAATGTCTGCAAGTCTCTGTCCTTCTGCAATGGCCATATTCAAATCAAGCGTCTTCTTGTAATTCTCCAGTGCTTCAAAGCTAAACTCCGGAAGACTATTGATCGTAGAAACTTCTGTACCGACTCTAAACAGCAAGTTCTTCATCTGCTCTTCAATCTTGTTAAGAGATACCGTTGCATTCAGCCACTTCGGATCCATGATTCTTTCCAGTGTAATGAAGTCCTGAAATCCAATCGTTCCAAAAAGATCTTCAATTTCTTTCTGTTTCAGCTGCTTGCGTCTCTCTTCGATTTCAGACAGCTGAGAATCAATTAACTGAATTGGTTCATCAATCAATGCTGTGATTTCTTTCACCTGCTGTTCAAACCGGTTATACGGTTCCATGCACACTTTCTTCAGACGCTTTCTCTCGTCTTCGAATGCAGCTTTTAACTTATTAAGATCTGCACGATCTCTCTTCATGTCTTTTGCCTGATCTGCAGTATATGCGATCGTCTTATAATCCTGCACTCTTGCAGCAACCCATGATTTGACTTCCTCTTGGTTCCACTGGATCTCTTTCAAAAATCCATTTTCTTCCGGATTAGTAATTCTTAATTCCATTTTGCTCCTCCTACTTTTTATATCTCAGGAAGTATGAGAGGTGGCTTCCTGCCACTCTCTACATAATTCCAGAATTTCTGTTCTTCTCTTAGCAGCATGTCCAGATCATCCTGAACCTCTGCTCTTTCTATGTGATAATGTTTCACTGTCGTTCGCTTCTCTCCGCCCCATTCTGTTCTCAGATGGGCACACAATTCAACGAACTCATATCCTGTGACCAGCAGGTAATGCAGAACTTGTATGTAATAATTATCCGGAATCCGGTCTCTCCACTTTTCTTTCTGCATACTCTGCAGAATATTGGTTGTCTTGATCTCAAGAATTCCTCGTCTGCCGTCCTGATCAGTCAGCTCCCCATCCAGTGACGCCTGCATAAATGGATATTGGATGCTTCGCAGGATCCTGAACTCATGATGCTCTACCACATATTCCGGATAATCCAGCTTAAACAATTTCCTGATTGGTCCTTCTGCGTATTTTCCATAGATCACACAGGCTTTTCCAGAAATATCTTCCGGAATTCTTCTCCCAGTCTTCTCTTCAAACAGATTGATGTTGCTCTTGTAAGGATTCATCCCGACCACTGCGCTCGCATCGCTTCCACCGATGCCGTTCATTCTTCCACTTAACCAGTCCTTTTCGTCCTTAAAATCAAATACTTCAAACGGATCGTTCATTCTTCTCTCCCTCAATTGTCATTCTTATTGCTTTCATAAAGAGTTCCTCTGCGAGTCCTAATCCAGCCTCTCTACTGACCGTTTTGAAGAGAGCTTCAATATATCTTTCCTTATTTCTATTGAAGTTGTTTGAAATAACTCTTGTGTCAGAGCCATACGCTTCAGCGATCTGCTGTGTTGTGAGCACTCTAATGCTTTTGTACTCTGTAATCTGTAATTCGTTCATTTTCTCTCCTTTTTGTCTCATTTATGCGACATATTGACTAAAAAAAATATCATTCACTTCTTCTTTTGAAAGATTAAGCTCTTCTGATATCTTATCAGCTTCACGAATTGTTATTGGAGCCCCATTTTCGTTTATTTTCCTATATAATGTTGCTTTATCAATCCCAATTCTATCAGCTAAAATCGATACATTTAAGCCGCATTCAACAATCTTACCTTTTAATTTATTTACATTGACCATTTTTCTTTCACACCCTTTCATTCTCATATCTGCGACTAATGTTAGTTTAGCAAACGGAGCAATACTTGTCAATATCACTTTCTCATTTTTGAGATTTTTTTCGCATTATCTTTTCTTGTTAGTTGCAAATTTGCGAATGATATGATAATATATGAACCAAGGAGGTAGCTTATATGAATACCGGAGACAGAATAAAACAGAGACGCATGGAATTAGGACTTACAGTGGATGATTTAGCAGAAAGAATAAATAAATCGCGTGCAACTATTTATCGTTATGAAAATGGTGATATTGAGAATATGCCGACCACAATCTTGGAACCACTTGCAAAAGCGTTATATACAACTCCAGCTGACTTAATGGGCTGGGAGCAAGTTGATTCTCACTTTTCTGGAAAAGAAGCTCCAAAAGAAATCTATGATAAATTCAAAAATAATGTATCTAAATTTCACGGAGAACATAAAGAACTTCTCGACATATACAGAAAACTCTCTTCTCCGAATCAGAAAAGAGTTCTTACCTATTCAAAAAATTTGCTTATGAACCAACAAATGGAAGAAGACCTTACCGTCCAGGCAGCTCACGAACGTACAGATATAGAAGTAACTGACGAAATGAGACAACATGATGATGACATCATGGATGACGAAAATTTCTAATCTCCATAGTCCACTTTTATAGGACAAATTGCTTAGTACAATTATAATGGAGGTGTTGTAAGTGAATTCTTATGAAATACTTTTAGACGAAGCTCGCAATATTGGATTAGTAGTAAAGGAAAAGCCACTGCAAAGCGGAGATGGAAGAATAAAAGGAAACAAAATTGCTATCCGGCATGATATTAAGACATCACGACGGAAAGCCAATGTCCTTGCGGAAGAACTTGGACATTACTATACTTCCACAGGTGATATTCGAGATCAGTCCAAACTGGAGAACCGGAAACAGGAACGTCAAGCCCGGTTGCACGGCTACAACCGCCTGATCGGACTTATGGGAATCATCCACGCATTCAATGCTGGATGTCAAAATAAATATGAAATTGCAGACTTTCTAGATGTTACAGAAGAATATCTAGAAGAATGTATCAGCTGCTACCGTGATAAGTATGGAGTATATACTACCGTTGATAACTATATTATATACTTCATTCCGAATCTGGTAGTAGTTGAAATGATGTGATATAACCTCACAAGGGATTATATATACGAGCAGTGGTGGCTCGTAAGGAACAGGTCTCACAAAAGAAAGAGAGGGATAAAAAACATGGGTTTTTTAGACAAATTAAAAGGAAGCTGGGATAACGCTTCTAGATATGCTGACTTAAGGCAAAAAATAGAAAATAATGAAATTTCTACATTGACTGAAGACGACCGCAGCTTCTTTGAAGCCACTGCCAAAAAGACTCCAGAAGAACATTTAGCTGACTGGGAGAAGCGACAAGCCGAAAAGGCTGAGCGCGATCGCATCAAAGCCTTAAGAAAAGCTGAAACACAATACAATATAGGTGGTTTAAAATTCCGTAAAGATGGAAATGGTTTATATTATTTCGGAAATTCTTTTCAGGAAGGCGCTGGACACTTTAAACTGGTTGATTTTATTTGGGACGGTCCTCAATACAATTTAATCAGCAAAACAACCGGAAATAATAAAACTCACGGTCGTGCTGGCAGCGCACTAATTGGTGCTGCAGTTGCTGGACCTGTCGGTGCCGTCGTCGGCGCATCCCTCGGAAAGAAAACAAAAGTCAACACAACTACTACGACAAAACAGCAGGAATTAGATACCGTTGCATTTTTAGTATTCGAATCTACAGAAACAGGAACGAGAGTTCAAAAGGAAATCAAATGTAATACCAATACTGCAAATGAAGTTCGCAGACTTTCTTTTAATTAATACCAAAAAAGAAACCGCTCCTGCGCCAACAGGAACGGTCAACTGGAAGAAACACACGCCAATGTGCTTCTTTTGGTAACTCCGAAGAGATACTTCATACCAATGAATATTGTATCATCTTCGGGGCAGTCAATCAATCAGAACTCTTGTTCTATTGTATGGCTGTTATTTTTATACCATTCTTTAAAGGAGATGATTATATGGCAACAGCTAAGAAGTTACCTTCCGGATCATGGAGATGTCTGGTATTCTCACACTATGAAAATGTGGTGGATAAGGATGGAAAACCAGTTATTGATCCGAAAACAAAAAAGCAGAAGCAGAAAAGAATCTATGAATCATTCACCAGTGATCTTCCGGGTAAGCGTGGAAAGCAGTCAGCTGAAGCACAGGCTGCACAGTTTCTTGCAGAAAAGGACCGGAAGAAACGTCCTGAGAACTGGACTGTAAAAGAAGCGTTCACTAATTACATTAAATTAAAAGAGAATGTGCTGTCTGAAACCACATTGCGTGGATATGAAACAATCGTAAGGAATCAGATAAAGCAAATCGAGAACATAAGCCTACGTAAGCTGTCTCAAGAGGACGTACAAGCGTGGGTAAATGCAATCTCAATAAAGTTATCACCTAAGACAGTAAAGAACGCTTATGGACTATTTACGGCTGTCATAGGGATGTATTCTCCTGGAACGATGTTTAGAGTTACTCTACCAGCTCCAAAGAACTTTGACGGATATGTTCCATCTGATGAGGACATCGAGAAGCTAATCAAGTACATTGAAGGAACTGAAATGGAAAAGGCTGTGCTCCTTGCAGCGTTTGGAAGTCTTAGACGTGGAGAAGTGTTTGGTCTAACAAAGGAAGACATCACTGGGAACTCTATTCGGATCAGAGAGACACGTGTACGTGGTAGAAAAGGAATCGTGACCAAAGGACCTAAGACACAGAGCAGTTGTAGGCATGTGATCATGCCGGAATTTGTAATCAGAAAATTTGATGATATTGAAAGTGGTCCGCTTGTTAAGATGCACCCGGAAGACTTGTCCAAGAACTTCAAGAAGGTGCTACGCTCTGCCGGTATCCCGGAGTTTCGATATCATGATCTCCGTCACTACACTGCATCCATCATGCACGCACTTAATATTCCGGATCAGTACATCATGAAACGTGGTGGTTGGAAGTCTGACAAGGTGCTCAAAAAGGTATATCGTGGTACTATTGAGTCTGAGGAAAAGAAGTTTACCGACAAGATAAACGAGCATTTCACTCAAATCATGCAACACGATATGCAACACGAACCGAAGAAAGCGTGATAAAACCGCCACTTTTGGCAAAAATCTTTTGGGTTCGATTCCCGCCAGGTCCACTTTTTAATGAAAGTGTGAAGACTTCAAAATAACGGCATTGTATCTCGTAAGATGAGATGCAATGCCGTTATTTTTTGAATAATATCCTTACTTGCAAATGGAATGCATAAAAAACTCTGAGATACTCGCAAACATTGACTTCACAAGAATCTCAGAGAAAAAATAATGCCGCAGACCGGAATCGAACCGTTTTACTTAATCTCAAATACTGATAGAAAGGGGCTTTGAAGACTTCATCACGGTTGCGGT